AAGAATACTAGATTTCTCAATTGGTTTGAGGAATTTAGGACTATTGCTCCATCGCTTCAATCTAAAGAGGCCCTCGAGAGAGGGGAAAGATACTTTCCGACGGACTTAGGTAAGCTAGGTTTAAAAGATGAACCTGCGGGTAAAATCCGTGTATTTGCTATGGTTGACTGTTTCACTCAATGGACAATGAAGCCATTGCATGATTACCTGTTCTCTATCTTGAGAATGATTCCTCAAGATGGGACATTCGATCAGTTAAAACCGATAGATGCATTGCATTTAAAGGGGCATACGAAGTTTTGGTCTTTAGACCTTTCTTCAGCCACTGATCGTCTTCCAATACTCATTCAAGGAGCTCTATTAAGCAGGTTGATAACTGCTCATGGAGCGAACCTATGGATGAGTTTATTGGTAGGACGTAGTTATGCGTTACCTCAGAGAGTTATTTTGACTCAACCTGAGGATAACCCAAAATTTATTAACTACGCAGTCGGGCAACCAATGGGAGCATTAACGTCTTGGGCTATGTTAGCCTTAACACATCACGCAATAGTTCAACTATCTGCGGAGTTGTGCGGACGAAATACTGGAGATTCATGGTTTGAGGACTATGCTCTCTTAGGAGATGACATAGTGATCGCTGATAAGGCTGTAGCGAATACCTATCTTCGGCTAATGGCCGGATTAGGAGTTGGTATCCAACTTTCGAAATCCGTGCATGATGCTAAAGGCTATGGCGTTCTGGAGTTTGCCAAACGGATCTTTTTCAGAGGAAACTCTGTAGGTCCCGTGGCTCTCTTAGAAGTCCTGGCAGCCGCTGGTTCATTGCCAGCATGGTTGGAGGTAGTACGTAAGTACTCCCTAACTCTAACTCAAGGTTTGATGGCCTTGGGGTTTGGATACCGATCGGTATCTAGAATTAACCAACTGTGGACCGCGCTTCCTCGAAGACTCCAAGGTTACGTAGTTTCTTACTACGGACCTGGGGGACCGGGTTATGATGGAGACATCCTGAAATGGATGTCTACTGGTCGTTTAGATTCTCAGATCCCTGATATCCAATGGACTAAGGATCTTGCGGCATCTATCTTAGATCGGGTTCGAGATGTTCTCCCCCGAGCTAAGGCCTTAACTAAACTAGTTGAGGTAGACAGAACCCGGGCACACTATGGGACTACCAACTATGAGCCTTGGCAATTGCCTCGGTTCTTATGGGTAGGAGATCCTTTATATTCAGGATCTAATTGGCCTAGGGCCGTTAAAGCTAACCTAGATGCAATCTGGTTAGTACGTGACCCGAATACGCTGTCTCAAGCTCAGTTAAGAGCATTGATGGCGATGATCGAATTCTGTTATCGGGATTCTTTCTATGACCTTCATAGTGAGCTTCGATCACTCGAAACACAACTTATTGAATTTCAAGAAGGAGATCGCTCTTTAGATCGAC